TTGGGTAGGATTGAACGTATCCTTGGCACTAGGGATGCTCAAAAGTTTTCTCCTTGGAAAATGATTCGTCGTAGAGAAATCTATGTTAGGGGTAACAAAGAAATTGCTTATGATGTAGTTGGTATTGCTTCCTTAGATTATCTTGATCTCTATAAGAAGTTTACTTATTCAAACCAAGAGTCTTATCGTCTAGATCATATTGCCTTTGTTGAACTTGGTGCTAACAAACTAGACCACAGTGAGTTTGAAAACTTCAAAGACTTCTATGAAGGTGACTGGCAAAAGTTTGTTGAGTATAACATTCATGACGTTGAGTTGGTCGATAAACTTGAAGATAAGATGAAGCTGATCGAGCTTACCTTAACCATGGCATATAATGCTAAGATAAACTATGAGGATGTTTATTCTCAGGTTCGTATGTGGGATGCGATTATCTATAATCACTTGAAGAGCAAAAACATAGTTATCCCGCAAAAAAGTTTTACTGAAAAGAGTGCTCAGTTTGAGGGTGCGTTTGTTAAAGACCCTATACTTGGCATGCATAACTGGGTTGCTTCATTTGACTTGAACAGTCTATACCCCCACTTGATTATGCAATATAACATCAGTCCTGAAACCATGGTTAAGGATTTTAATGTTAACTGTAAAGTAAATAGTTTGTTGAAACAAAATGTAGATACCAGTGAAGTTAAAGAAAGAAACCTTTCTATGACTGCTAATGGCTGGTGTTATAGCAAAGAGAAGCAAGGTATATTTCCTGAGTTGATGAATAAGATGTATGTTGACAGAAGCAAATATAAAAAGATGATGCTTGCTGTTGAACAAGACTATGAAAAAACCAAGGAACCAGAACTACTCAAAGAAATATCTAGATTGAACAATCTGCAGATGGCAATGAAGATTGCTTTGAACTCTGCTTATGGTGCGATGGGCAATCAGTATTTCCGTTACTTTGATATTCGTATGGCTGAGGGTATCACTACTTCAGGACAGTTAAGTATTCGTTGGATTCATAATAAGATGAACGAATTTATGAACGAGATACTTGGTACTAAAAATGAAGATTATATTATTGCTGTTGATACGGATTCAATTTATGTAACATTTGAGAAGTTGGTTGAGAAGTTCTTCAAAGATAATCCAACTGAAAAGATTATCTCATTAATGGATAGATTTTGTGAAGATAAAGTTCAACCATATATAGATAAGTGTTATAATGAGTTGGCTCAGTATATGAATGCTTATGATCAAAAAATGGTCATGAAGCGAGAAGTTCTTGCTGATAAAGGTATCTGGACTGCGAAAAAGAGATACGTGCTGAACGTCCATAATTCTGAGGGTGTTCAATATGCCAAACCAAAACTAAAGGTTATGGGACTAGAAATTGTCAAGTCCTCCACACCTGCAGTTATCCGAGAAAAACTAAAGGATGCTGTTAATGTAGTTTTGGGAGGAGACGAAAAGGTTCTGCATAAATTTGTAGAAGATTATAGGAAAGTATTTAATTCCTTGCCAGTAGAAGATATTTCTTTCCCAAGAGGTGTTAATGGAATGAAACAGTATGCTGGTTCTCCAATATATACTAAGGGTACTCCAATCCATGTGCGTGGTGCTTTGTTATTCAACCATCATTGTAAAAGATTGAAGATATCTAAAAAGTATCCAGAAATTAAAGATGGAGATAAGATAAAATTTGTTTATGTTAGCAAACCAAATCCATTTTCTGAAGACGTGATTGCTTTCTTGCAAACACTACCAAAAGAATTTGATTTAAATTCGTATATAGATTATAATACTATGTATGAGAAAGTATTTCTTGATCCTTTGAAAACTATTATAGAACCAATGGGCTGGTATGTTGAACCACAAGCTAATCTAGAAGAATTTTTTGGATGAAAAATATACGCATAATTAAAACAGGTATTAATGTATCTAAAATACTCAATCAGTTGAAACAATACCCTGAAGATTGGGGTAACAATAAAACTATTGAGGGTGTGAAGAGTAATATAGATAAACATGGGTTCCCCAAAATAGAAGCAGATGTTTTGCAACTAGTTATTGGTGGTATAACTAAACCTGAAGAATATGTTGGGGATACTGAGATATGTATTCCTACGCCTGCGTATGAGCGTCATACTGAGATAATTAAGTTTTTAAAGAGGCACTTCAAGAAGTTTAAACGTTGTGGGTTTCTTTCGTTGCCAGTTGCTGGTCACGTCGGTGCTCACATTGATATAGGTAGTTATTATCAAACGAAAGATCGCTATCATCTTTCTATTCAAGGTAAGTATCGTTATTATGTAGGTGATGAGTATTATGATGTAGAACCAGGAACTTTGTTGTGGTTTAATAATAAACTTGAACATGGGACTGAGAACATCGGTGATGAAGTAAGAATAACATTCGTATTTGATGTACCACATTCGAAAAACAATCCGTGAGGTTAATATGGAATTTTTAAAATCAATCGTAAAGGAGTTGGACAATGAATTTGCTGGAGTTGCCGATCAGGGTGTTGTCGGTGATACTGATGCTTTTATTGATACTGGTTCCTATGCTTTTAATGCTCTTTTGTCTGGTACCATTTTCGGTGGTTTACCTTCTAACAAAGTTACAGCATTGGCAGGAGAATCTTCAACAGGAAAAACGTTCTATGCGTTAGGTATTTGTAAAAGTTTTTTGAGCACTGATGAAAATTCAGGTATAATTTATTTTGAAACTGAGGGTGCGCTGACTAAAAAGATGCTAGAGGATAGAGGTATTGACACTAGCAGATTTGTTATCGTTCCAGTTTCTACTATTCAAGAGTTTAGAACTCAAGCAGTTAAAATTCTTGAAGGATATGAGAAAACTAAAAAAGGTGACAGACCACCATTAATGATGTGTCTAGATTCTTTGGGTATGCTGTCAACTAGTAAAGAGATGGAAGATGCCGCTTCAGGTAAAGATGTTAGAGATATGACTAGAGCACAACTTATTCGTGGTGCCTTTAGAATATTATCTTTGAAGTTATCTAAACTTGATGTGCCAATGCTAGTTACTAATCACACGTATACCACAGTAGGTTCTTATATTCCTATGCAGGAAATGGGTGGCGGTTCTGGTTTGAAGTATGCTGCTTCAACTATTGTTTATCTGAGTAAGTCTAAAGATAAAGACGGAACTGAAGTTATTGGTAATATTATTAAATGTAAGTTGCAAAAGTCTAGATTCACACGTGAACAATCTATGGTTGAAACTAAACTTTCGTTTACTACAGGTTTAGATCGTTATCATGGTTTGACTGACTTGGCTATTGAAGCAGGTCTTTGGAAGTCGCAAGGTGGACGTATTGAATTACCAGACGGTAAAAAAGTTTTTGGTAAACATATTATGCAAGATGTTGAAAAGTATTTTGATTATGATACACTAAAAGTTATTGACGAGTATTGTCAATCTAAGTATTTGTTTGGTCATGAAGACCCACCTGCACCAAAAGATTATTCTGAAGGTGATGAAGATGTTGCATGAGGAGTTTCATGAAGATGCTCCAATAAGACCACATAAGGTCTTAGAAAAGAAAGATGATGCAAAAACAGAAGCATTAATGTTGACAGAGGGGAAACATAGTGGTATAATATTTTCATATGGTGCAGTAAAGTTTGAAGAGGACAAGGGTCAAGATAAACTCAAATTGAAGTTTGATTATGAAGTTCATGATGATGGTGGAGTGCTTTATAATAAAGAAGACTTTGAAGAAGAGTTGGGTGACTTCTTGATGGAGCTGCTAAGTGAGCAGTTAATTATGAATGGAATAGTATATACAGGCGGTATTGATGAGAATAGAACAGACGATCCTGAACAATCTGATACATAATGAAGACTATGCAAGAAAAGTATTACCGTTTTTAAAGAAAGATTATTTTCAAAATCGTCAAGAGAAAATAGTTTTTGAAATTGTTTCTAAATTTTACACTGACTACAACAAACCACTAACGAAAGAAATTCTTTCTATTGAAGTTTCTAATCGTAGGGACTTGTCTGATGTTGAGCACAAATCATTACAAGAATCTGTTGATAGTTTATCAGGTGAAGATGTCAATGAAGATTGGTTACTAGAACGTAGCGAAAAATTCTGTAAAGAAAAGGCACTTCATAATGGTATAATGGAATCTATCGGTATCATAGATGGTAAAAATACTGTCTTGACTGCAGATGCCATACCTTCCTTACTTCAAGAAGCATTGGCAGTTTCTTTTGATAAACATGTCGGTCACGATTATCTTGAAGACGGTGAAGAACGGTATGCTTTCTATCATAAAGTTGAAGAAAAGATGCCCTTTGATCTTGGTATGTTCAACACTATAACCAAAGGTGGTCTTTCTAAGAAAACACTCAACGTTGCGCTTGCTGGCACTGGTGTCGGTAAGTCATTGTTCATGTGTCACGTTTCAGCTGCTGCTTTACTTCAGGGTAAAAATGTTCTCTATATTACTATGGAGATGGCTGAGGAAAGAATCGCAGAGCGTATTGATGCTAACTTACTAAACTTATCCATGGATGAGTTGAAGGTTGTTGAAAAATCAATCTTCATAAACAGACTTGAAAAACTGAAAACTAAAACTCAAGGTAGGTTGGTAGTTAAAGAGTATCCAACTGCAGGTGCTCATGCTGGTCATTTCCGTTCTTTAATTGATGAACTAAAAATGAAACGTGATTTTGTTCCAGATGTTATCGTTATTGACTATCTAAACATTTGTTCAAGTCAACGTATTCGTCAAGGAGCGAATGTAAACTCTTATACATATATTAAAAGCATTGCTGAAGAACTACGAGGTTTGGCTGTAGAATATAATGTTCCTATACTAAGTGCTACACAAACTACTAGATCTGGTTTTTCTAACACTGACGTTGACTTGACAGATACTTCTGAGTCTTTTGGTTTGCCAGCAACTGTTGATTTTATGTTTGCTCTAATATCAACTGAAGAGCTTGAGCAGCTTAATCAGATAATGGTTAAGCAGTTGAAGAACAGATATGCTGATCCTAGTAGTTATAAGAGATTTATTGTTGGTATTGATAGAAGTAAAATGAAACTATATGATGTTGAGGTTTCAGCGCAAGAAAATATAGCAGATTCTGGGCAAGATGATACTCCAGTTTTTGATAATAGTGAATTTGGTAGAAGAGCGAAAAAAGAAATTAGTTTTGATGGATTTAAATTTTAGGAGTTTATATGGTAAGAACTATACTTGCTGACAAATTAATTGACTGTGAAGATCTTCTGGGTAAATTTGTAGACGACAGTTATTATGATATTTTAATTGATAAAGATACTGATTGTTATCTTCCTTCTAATAATCTTGAAGATACAGATCAAGTAAGTGAGAAGCGGATTGCTTTCAAGTTTAGAAAAAATTATTTCAATGAACAAGAGCAGAAAGATGCTTATGATGGTTTGATAGGTGCTGCTGTTAGTACAGAAAACAGAGGTCTAGCGTCTGGAACTAAAGACGGAACTAATGTTGGAGACGGTACTAGAGTTTGGGTAACTAACTATCAACAAGAAATGATGGACGAATTATTAAAACACGAAAGTGCTAGTGATTTTTTTCTCGCAGAAGATCCAATCGACGTAGTCAACGCAAAGTACCCCACGGAAGAATCTAGAAAGAAAGCATTGGGTGGTGGTAAAAATAATGTGTGGGTTATCTATAGAATACATGAGGGTTTTGACTTTGATGTTTGGTTAGAATCTATCAAAAGATTTGATCATAAGAAAAGAGCTGAAGCTGTCAGAGAGATAGAAAAATATATTAGTGAAACTACCTATGGCAACCCAGTAGATTCTGGTATTGCTGGTTGGTTTGATCGGTATCCTAGGATACCTTATGGTAGAGCCACATCGTATACTAGAGACAACTTTGATAAATTTAAAATGTCTTTTCCATTTTTAAAGAATCTTTCTAAAGGATTTCAAAATCTTTTACCTAAAAGACATGCTGCTCAACAGGAAGCGATTAATAAAATTGATCCAAAGTTTGTAGTTCCTGAAACAGTATTTACTACAGTTACTGTCAATAAGACATTTAGAACAGCTTGCCATAGAGATGCTGGAGACTTTACTGATGGACTATCTAATCTTCTAGTTCTATCTAATGATGGTAGATATACTGGTGGATACTTAGTACTTCCTGAACTTAGAATAGCAATTAACGTAAGACCTGGAGATCTGTTACTGATTAATAATCATGAGTGTATTCACGGTAACACACCAATAGTTTGTGAAGAAGGTTCACATAGAGTTTCTTTGGTTTGTTATCTCAGAGAAAAAATGCTTGAACTTGGTTCATATGAATATGAAAATACTAGATATGAATATGTTGAGTCAAGAAGAAAAAATCTTGATCATCCTCTTCAAAGAAAACTGTGGAACGGTGTTAGTCCAGGGATGTGGAAGGAGCAAGAATGGTATGATTATTTGAGAAGTAAACTTGGTGAAGAAGGCATTTCAGAACATAATAGATTAGTGGAGTCATAAATGAGTATAGAAATTATTATCCCAACATTAGGTAGATGTGACAACCAAATAACTTTAAGTAATATACCAACAAAGTTTCATAATATAGTTACCTTGGTCGTTCAAGAGCATGAATATGATTACATGAAAGATAAGTACCAATCTTGTAACGTATGGAAACTTCCTTCAGGAACTAAAGGTATTGCTGTAACTAGAAAGCATATCGGGCAAAACTGGAAGGGCAAAAGAATATTTGTTATGGATGACGATCTTAAGTTTGTAACAATTAATTCAGAACTCAAAGGTGTTGCTATGACTGAGGCAGAGTTTTCTGATATGCTCCTCAAGATAGAAAGTTTTATGGACGACGGATATGTTCATGGTGGACTTTCTACTCACAATACTCCACCCAACGAAAAGCCATTTTCGTTTAACACTAGAGTATATACCAACGTGTTTTATTCTGAGAAGTTTGATCCTAATAGTGTAGACTGGGGTGAAAATTATCTTTTAATGCCAGAAGATTTTTACCTTACATTACAACTACTCACCACTGGATTTCAAAATGTAGTGTTCAATCATTGTAGAGTCAATCCTTCTGCCACCAATACTAAGGGTGGATGTGAGACTTACAGAACCATTGAGAACCACAATAGAGGTCAGGAAATACTAGCAGAAAAGTTTCCCGATTTTGTGGAGGTTTATGAGAAAGAACAAACCACTGGTCCATGGAAGGGATTGGTAAAGAAAGCACTTAAAATTAAGTGGAAACAGGCATATGAATCAAGTCAGAGGAGTACTCTAGAAGAATTTTTCTAAAAAGGTTTATAAATAATCCAAGGTAGGTTATAATAATATCATCTACTTTGGAGGATAAAATGAATTTAATAGAAAAATTAAATTTTGATTTTGTAGACTTCATTCCCTTTCAAGAACGTCCATTCAGGGCAAAGTTCATTCCGTCTAAAATTTGGGTAGACCTCGATAATTATAGAAACGATTATCGAGGTTTATCTAATTACTGTAAAAAATGGCGTACCAGCGTCAAGTTATATAAACGAAGTAGATCTAAAGTATTCGATGAATACATAGCAGTTGCTGGTGAATACGATATGGAAGATCGTAGAATAAGTGCCATTATTATGGATAAGTCGTTCGACCAGTTTGTTTTTACTGGTACTACTTGGACTAGATTTAAATTTAAGTTTATCCAAATGATGATGCATGAACTTATACACTTTATGCAGTTTGAGCGTAGAGATGGTGAGTTCGCCAATTATTACCTAGCATATAAGAAAACTGGAAAATTAAAGCGAGACGAAGAACGCAGATATTTGTCTAATTTTGATGAAATACAAGCGTATGCTCACTGCATTTATCTAGATTTATTGTATTATCATCCAAATAAAACTCCAGCAGACTTAAATTTTAAGAAAAGAAGTATTTCCCCTACTCTATCATACTATCTCAGAACTTTTGAGAAAGACCATAAAAATAATGCAGCACTAAATAAGTTATTACAGCAAGTTGTTAAATGGGAAAGAAAGTATAAAAAAATAGGGATAGGTAAATGAGCGCAGCATCAGATAGGTACGAAAAAGAAGTAGCTAAAAATATAGATTCAATCCCAGGAATAAAAGCTACTAGACCATCAGTAGATACTTCATATGCTGATGTTAAGGTTTCGTATAATTCAAAATTAGCATGGTTTGAAGTTAAAATGAATCATACTGACAACTTATCTAACCCCAGAGTATTTTATGATAGCGGTAAGTGGCAAACTACATATAAAACTCCCGCAGCAGCAGAAGCTGTTAAGATATTGAATCAATCATCTCAAGCGAAAAAGTTTTTAAAAGATATTGCCAAGTACTCAGGTATTCCTTTTAGTAAGTTAAAGATACCAACGACTAAAGGAGGTCTTAAGCAGGAGGGAGCAGTTCCCCTTCATGTTATGAAGAATTACTTTGATCAGCCATCTGTTAATCGTTATATTGCTAATCAAGAAAACTATAATCTTGGTAAGGTAGTGACGGAACATTATACTATCGGAAAGCGTGAGCCAGCATATTATATGCAAGCTGGTGATGATTTTTACTTAATATCAAATAAGAATCCATTTAAATTATTAAATATACCTCTACTTTCGGGGCAAGGAAGTTTTAAGGTTCGTATTGCAACTAGATCGGAATTTTATGAGGTCCAAGCTGAGATCAAGATAAGTAAGATGCCAAATAGCAATTATTCCCTAAAACCAGGAACTAAGAAAAAAAATCCTTTTTTAAGAGGATAATGCTTTACTTTAATTTACAAATAGGGTATAATTATATAAAATAAATGCTAAATCTAAAAACATATATCTCAGAAAAGGTCAACAATACTAATCGGTTGACCCACCTATCACACTTGGAAGACCTAGTGTTTGAAGAGGGGGCATCTGGCGTAAACGACGCCATAAACTCTATCGTCATATACCATTCTATTGTTCAACGCAGACCAGCTCCTGCCAAATTAACTACAAAGTGGGATGGTAGTCCTTCTATCATTATCCACCACAGCTCAAAAGATTACTGGGTTGCTAGTAAGTCTGCTTTCAATAAGACGCCAAAGTTAAACAGAACAGAAAAAGATATCGAAGAAAATCATGGGCATGCTCCAGGACTTGTTGAGAAGATGAAGTATGCTCTAAAATATGCTAAGAAATTAGGTATAAACGGAACAGTGCAAGGTGATTTCTTGTATACTGAAAATGATTTGAAACCAATGAATATTGATGGAGTTAAATATGTTACTTTCAAACCTAATACGAATGTATATGCGGTTCCTGTCGCATCAGATTTGGCAAAGAGAATACTTGCTTCTAAGATGGGTATTATATTTCACACTTCTTATGCTGGGAGTGACCCAGCTACTATGACTGCTAGTATTGGAACATACTCAGTAAAAAAACTTAAAAAGACTCCAGAAATCTTTTTTGACGATGCTTATATTAAAGACGAGACAACAGATATTTCAATGAGTCCTGCTGAGGAGCAGCAGATTACCAATATTATTGTTAAATTAAAACAGCTACAAAGAGTATTGCCAGCGAAGTTTTTAAATCAGTTGGCAAACCATGATGCTCTAGCACCATTAATGGCATCGTATAATAACTCAAATGTTCGTGCTGGAGATTATACTTCTCCTCAGGTTGCGAATGGATTTGTGCCGTTCATAGAAGCTAAATATAAGAAAGAAATTGAGAAGTTAAAGACAGAAAAGGCAAAAGCAGGTAGAATTACTACTCGAGATGAATTAGTAAAATTCATCACTGATAATCATACAAAGTTAGTATTTGCTTACGAAGTATTTTCTTTATTGGCAGCTGCTAAAATGATGATTGTCGCAAAGTTGAATAAACTAAAAACTATGAGATCGTTTGTTCAACGAGGAAATTCTCTAGTGCCTACGAGTCCTGAGGGATTTGTTGCAGTACACGATCACAGAGTAGTGAAATTAGTTGATCGTTTAGAGTTTTCTAGAAATAACTTTTTAAATAAAAATTAGGAGATTTAAAAAATGGAAAATACTATGGTTTGGGTTATTGTTGCTTTGATTGCGGTGGTAGTCATTATGGTCTACTTCAATCGTGATGCTAAGTCTTTGGACATTAACAAAGATGGTAAGATCGACATGAAAGATCTTAAAGCTGCAGCTAAGAAAACAGAAGCTGGAGTAAAGAAAACAGTTAAGCGTGGTCGTGGTCGCCCAAGATCTAAGAAACCAGCAGCGAAAAAATAATTATGAGAAACTTACTATCATTAACAGCAGTTCTTTGTTTGAGTGCATGTTCATTCATTTTTCCTGTTCCCCACGATCCTGTTGAATTTTCTATGCTAGTTAATGCTAAGGTAGATGTTGACAGTCTAGACTGTGCTGATAAGAGCACTTGGGATTATGTTATTGATGATGTTAATAGACTATCAGTCTATACTGAGTTGAGAGAAGATCCTCAAGCTGAAAATGTTTCGCAGTTGAAGGAGGCATTAATCAAAGCAAAGGATTCTAAAAATGAGACTTTTTGTGAAGGTATTTTAAAAGTTCAAAAAACTAGAATTGACACTATTGTTAGTGCTTGGGGGGGAAGATGAGCGTATTAGAAGAACTTAGACAAGTTGCTACTGGTGATGGACCAGCAGCATCATTAGCGAAAGACCTGTTAACTTTTGAACAGCAGTATAAAGATGGCGATCTAAACAAAGAAGAATATGACTTCTTAGTGCAGCAGATCGTAGAAGTTAGAGCAGCACAGGAACTTGCTGATGACGAAGTTGCTTGCCGTTACATTGTGGCAGCTGCGGAAGGATTACTAGCGTTAGCATGAGCGGTTTAGGAGATTTTCTAAAAGTTATTTCTGAAGGCAAAAAGGATTATTCTGAGAATGATCCTACAGGGAAACTTATTGCCAGCGTAAGAGCAGAAGTCAAAGAAAATGTCAAATCAGATTTATCAGATTTGTTTTCTCAGTTATCTTCTATCAAAAAAGAAGTAGAAATATTACCTGAAGAAACAGAAGGTAAAAAAGAAGCTCAACAGATTATCGCAGAAGTTTTGCCAGAGCCAATCAAAGAAGAAGAAACTTTGGTTGATGAGCAAACTTTAGATATGGATGAGGTAAACAAATACCTTACTGGTAAAACTTTTCAGCAACCAAATCCAGATGCACCCTCTAGAGATGTAGATGATATTCGCAAAAAGATAAAACATCTTGAGCAGTGGTTAGGAAAAATCTCAGCGCATGGTCCAGGATCTGGTGAAGTTCGTTTAGAGTTTTTGGATGATGTTAATCGCAATTCAGCTAAACAAGATGGTAAGTATTTAAAGTATGATGCCACAACAAAGAAGTGGATTGGCGACACCATTGAAACTGGAGATGTTGTTTACAATACAACATTAGTTGAGACTGATACATATATAGTCCAAGATGGAGACTGGTATATTGGTGTTAACTACGCTGGTACTGTAACAATAACATTACCATCGACTGCTACCAATGGTAGAGTGTTGGTTATTAAAGATGAATCAGGCAATGCTTCCACAAATCCTATAAATGCTTCAGGCACAGTAGATAATGATGCGGGTGGATTTAGTTTGCAAATGGACAATGGCGGTATACAGATGGTTTATCGTTCTGGATGGAGAGTAATTTAATGTACGAATATCACGCTATTATTAAACGTGTTGTAGATGGGGATACTGTTGATATTGATATTGACTTAGGATTTGGTATCATATTAAAAGATGAGAGAGTTAGAATATCAGGTATAGACACTCCAGAATCTAGAACCAGAGACAAGGTAGAAAAAATATTTGGTCTTGCTAGTAAAGCAAGGTTGAAAGAAATGCTAGGTAAGAAGTCTATCTTATGCTGTAAAGAATATGATTCTAAAGGTAAGTTTGGTCGTATCCTTGGAGACTTTTGGACTCCAGTTGGAATGATCTCAGAAAGACTTATCGAAGAGGGTCATGCTGTACAGTACAACGGAGAAAATAAAAAACTTGTTCAAGATCAGCATATGGCAAATCGTGAAAGACTTATTGCTGAAGGAAAGGTTAAACTGTGACATACTTATTTACAGATAATCAGGAAATAAAAAATGATGAGGGAAATCCAATCCCAGTCAGTAAAGACACGTCTGTTAATAGTTCTTTAAATCCAATTTATGTCGATGCAAATATTTCTGGATCAGCCATAGGGGCAAGTTTACAGCCATGGGGATTATCTATTTCTCAAGGTTTAGTTGCTGGACACACATTTATACACAAATTTGGTGCTGTTCCTGCGATGTCTCAAAATACAAGTGGCACTGTCTGGGACAAAAGTGATACAGCATACCCTTGGTCGGCATTTAATACTGCTGGCACATTAACAGTTTTAACAACTGCTGCTAATGGTTCAACAGTAACTACAGATAATGGATTAACGTTTAGAGTAGAAGGACTTGATGAAAATTACGAGCCAACATATGAAGATTTTACAATTAGTGGAAGCACTGCTACAGGTTCAGTAACATTTAAACGAGTTTACCGTGCATATAGTACTAATGGTACTAATACTTCTCAGATAAGAGTTTCTCGAGGTGGAACAGAAGTACTGAGAATTAACATAGAAAAATCTCAAACTTTAATGGCTATCTATACAGTTCCTGCAGGAAAAACTGCATACCTTATGCAAGGAATAGCATCAGTGCAGTATGGAGCAGATGCAACTGGGGATATGTTTGTTAGATATTTTGGTCAAGATGCATTTAGAGTTGGACACAGTTTTGAGGTTTCAGGTGCTGGTGGACCATATAACTACGTTTTTCAATTTCCAGTAGCTATACCAGAAAAATCAGATGTTGACGTAAGAGCTACAGTTCGTTCAAATAATGCTCGTATGACAGCTGCATTTGATGTACTTTTGATAGATAATTAAAATAAAAATTATATAAATATATTTACAGTTAATTATATAGATGGGTAATAATGAAAGGTTATAGACAGTTTTTAAATGAACTGCCGAATAAGAAAATTGTATTCGCATTTGGTAGATTCAATCCTCCCACAATAGGGCATGAACTGCTAGTAAAAGCAGTCAAGAAGCTATCTGTCGGCTCAGATTCTGCAGTTTTTGTATCGAAAACTAAAGATTCTAAGAAAAATCCTCTCCCTGTTGCCCGTAAAGTATACTATCTGAGGAGAATGTTCCCCAGAACTAAGTTTGTTGCAGCTACAGATAATATGCGAACAATTATCGAGGTTGTTAAGCATCTAAACAAAAAATACAAGAGTATCGTGTTAGTTGCTGGTAGTGATAGAGTATCCGAATTTAAAACGCTACTCGATAGATACAACGGTAAAGAATACAATTTTGATAGTATAGAAGTAATTTCCGCAGGAGAAAGAGATCCTGACGGTGATTCTGCTTCTGGTATGTCAGCTACTAAAATGCGTGAAGCTGCTAAAAAAGGTAACTTTAATGCGTTTAAGAGGGGCGTTCCTAACACATTAACTACTATGGATGCTAAACGATTGATGAACGAAGTTAGATCTGGTATGGGACTAGATCCTATTAAAGAATCTATTAAGTTTGAAGTTGACGATATACGAGAAAAGTATTTTAAAGAAGAAATATATAATGTTGGAGAACTAGTAGAGTGTGATGGCTCTCAATTAGAAATAGTTAAGAGAGGTTCTAATCATCTGCTATTGAAACAAGAAGACGGATCGCTTGTTAGTAAGTGGCTTCAAGAAGTATCTCCTCTAAATGAAGTAGCAAAAGATAAAGAATCAGGTTTACCAAAAAAATATGTTAGTGGGTTGTCACCTTCTACAGCTAAAGCTAGAGCAGCACACTGGAACAAGGCAGACAAGTTAAGCGACAAAGATCCTGAAGCATATAAACCAGCTCCAGGAGATAAGACTGCTAAAACAAAACCCTCAAAGCATACAAAAAAATATAAAGAACTCTACGGAGAAAACATGGAATCAATAAAATTTACTGCTGCGGATAAAATCAAAGTTGCTAGAATTATTGCTACAACACTTGGTATTGAAGATGCGCAAAAGAAAAGTAATCCAGAACAACTGGTAAATATGGGTCTTAGAAATGCTCGCAAGTTGCCAATGTCTAAGAACGGATATAAAATTTTGTTGAACATGTTGAAGACTGCTAAGATGGCAGGAATTAACTATGATGAAAAGATGATTCCTACTCAGGCATCTAGATTAAAAGAAGAAACGATAGAAGAAAATGCAGCTGTAAAAAAGAAAGCGCAAAAGTCTGGGATGTCATATAGCACTTTGATGAAAGTTTATAAGCGTGGTGTTGCTGCTTGGAACTCAGGACATCGTCCAGGAACTACACCAGAGCAGTGGGGACTTGCTAGAGTAAACTCATATGTTACTAAAGGTAAGGGAACTTACCACGGAGCAGACAAAGACTTACGTGAAGATGCTACTGATCTGGAGGAAGCAATTAGGCAACCTGATGGAACTACTAAGGTTGGTCAGTTTGAGTCAGAAAAAATTGATACATCAAGCAACTACAATCTAGCAAAATCTATTATGAGCTATAAAGATTTGAAGAGATTGCTTGGTAAAAAGGACGAGAAAGAAAATCCTCAATTAGATACTATGAAGCATGAGTATCGCACTGAAGAAATTAAAAAAGCAGACAAACAAATTAAACTTAAAGACGACGGTAAAACTTTAGGTGTCAACTATAACAAGTCATATGATGCTTTCTTTGAGGAAGATGATGATAGCGAAGAGATGACTGATGAAAAAATTGAAAAGATAGCAGATATGGTCGCTAAAGGTATTACCGACGACGATATCGTAAACCATGCTTATGATGACGACGACTTTGAGATGGTTGATGATGAAACTGGTGAAGAAGTTGACGATGAGGATAAGAAAAAAGTCAACGAAGAACTTGAAGTGCTTGACGAAGTTTTATCAAGAATAGAAAGAATTCGTGCTAAGCAAAGATTGATGCGCACAAAAGCAAAACGTAAGAGAGCTGTTAAGATTGCCTTAAAAAGATATTCCCCAATGAAGGTTATCAATAAAAGAGCAAGAAGGTTAGCAGTCAAAGCGTTAAAGCAAAGATTTACTAAAGGTAGAGATCTTAAAAAGATTTCAGTTGCAGAAAAAGAAAGATTAGAAGCTAGAGTTAAGCGTCTAACACCTATTCTAAATAGGATAGCAATAAAGATGGTACCACGTGTTCGTCAATTAGAAAAGAAAAGACTATCGCATAAGAGTTCTACAAAATGATTAAGTTTAAAGATTATTTAAATCCTGTTGATCAAAATTTAACAGAGGCTACTGAAGCCATAGATTGGCACATAGAAAACGAAGTTCCTTTGAAGGAAAACGTTTACCGTGTTGGATCAGAACAGTATTTTGCTTTATGGCAAACTGCTAGGCAGATGGTAGCTGAGGGAACTTTAGAAGTATTTGGAGTTGATAAGGCTCTATTAGAAGAAACAGAAATTGGTGAATTTGCTGAGTTTAACGGAGAACATGTTCCTCTAGATTGTCCTATGTATACGGAAGAAAAGGATGACGTTGAACTAAACAAACCAAAGCGTGGTGGATCTAAAAAGTTTTATGTTTATGTTAGAGATCCTCAGACTAAAAATGTTAAGAAGGTTCAGTGGGGAGATACTACAGGATTGTCAGTTAAATTGAATGATCCTAAAGCCAGAGCAAGTTTTGCTGCTAGGCATAAGTGTAGTACTAGAAATGATAAAACAACTCCAAGTTATTGGGCATGCAGAACACCAAGGTATGCCAAACAACTAGGACTTTCTGGAGGTGGAAACTTCTTCTGGTAATTAAATATGAGCGAAGTATATTATGATCTAGATTTACCGTGGCATACCATAAGAAGGTTTCCTAAAGAATTAGACGAAGATTTTTTAGTTTGGCATAGAGATAAACAAGACAGAACAATAAAAGTTTTAATTGGCAAAGGTTGGATGCTTCAAAAAGATAATGAGTTGCCAGTGAGATTAGAGGAAGATGAGGATTATTTTATACCAAAAATGTCCTACCATAGATTATTGAAGGGCGATGGCGATTTAGTTTTGGAAATCGTAAAGGAATAAATAATATAACTGTAAAAAGCTAGGGAAATTTCGAAAATGAAAAAATATAAAGATCTAAAGAAGGCAACTGAGAGAGTTCAGATTGAAGTTCCTTCTGACTACGAAGAGGATGCTAACGAGTTTATCACAAAAGCATCTGCGGCTCATCGTGCTGGCAAAGATAAGTTTATGATGGGTGGTAAGGTTTATCCTGTTACCATTAAAAAGCCAGTAAAAACTGAGGCAAAAGATCCTCCATTTGATCCAGATCCACCAAGAAAAAATCCTCCAGCCAAAGCTGGTAAATATGGTCTTGGTCCATCAATTGCCAAACACCTAGCGAAAAAAGGCATGAGCGGACAAACAAAAAAAGAAGACATGTATAGTTCTGACATGGAAATGGGTAAAGATAATAAGGTGCATCCAAGGCACAGAATTAACTTCCACAATAGCGGTACTGATGCTGAACGTCAAAAGCAAAAGGACGAAAAAGAAAAAGCCAAGAAACGTGGCGATGAGATGGAAGAAAGTATGGCAAGAAAAGCATTGTCAAGAATGATGCAAGATAAATCCAACGTTAAAACTGTTCGTATTCCTTCACCTGCTGAGCGTAGAGCTGAAATGGAAAAGCAAAAGCAGATGAAGAAAGAAGAAGTTGAGTCTATTGAAGAGAAAATGGATCTTGCTAAAACTGACATGGGCGATGTTATTAAAGATTTTCAAAAGTCTGATGCTCCACAGTTCAAAGGTAAGTCAAAAGAAAAGAAAAGAGAAATGGCAATCGCTGCTAAACTCGGAGCAGAAAGGGAAGAAGGAATGAGAGAAGAAGTTGATACAGGTGAATATGGTGCTCGTAAAACTACTCCATCAAGCAAAGAAGCGAACGATGATGTATTTAGAAAGCATCGTGAAAGAATGAAAGCAATGAAAGCAAAAGAAGCATCTGTAAAGAAGGAAGATTATGATACACCTTCATTCGCAGAATATTTAAAAGAATATGAGTACGACAAGGGTAGACCTGGAGTTGTAACACATAAGGGAACCTATGGTACTTCGTATAATAGTGATGATAAAGACGCACCCAAAAAGCCAGCTGAACCTGCAGTGAAGCGTGGTCGTGGTCGTCCTGTGGGTTCAAAGTCGGGAGCCAACCAAAAGGTAACCGCCAAAAAATCATATGGTGGTATCGCTCACCACACTTTAAATCTACCTAATTCAAATCGATAACAAGGAGAATTAACAATGGCACTTTGGGGTAACAAAGATAGCAAAACGGCAAGCGGAACAGCTGCTATTGCTGCTGATGGTACAGTTACTGGAACTTCTACTGCTTTCACAACTGAAGCAGTTGTAGGTAATTATATTCGTATCGCTGGTGAAGATTACAGAATTGTTTCTATTGCTAGTGATGCATCAGCAGTAGTTGAGGCTGGTGTCCCAGGAGCAACTTTAACATCAGTTGCTGTTGCTGCAGCATATACTCTTTCTGAGAAGCCAGAGTATGTAACAACATCAGAAGCAACTTCAACTTCTGGAGACATGGGTGACCCAACTAAAGTATTTGGTGTTGACCCAACTGAGGCAACTGAAATTGCTGCCGACGGTAATCCAGTTCAACATGCTGGATGGGTAAGACGTATCGAAGGTACAGGTGGTCGTGCTGGACGTATTCAGTACGAAACATTGGTCGCTATGGGTTCAATAACAGGCGATCAGGACGACGACTCAGAGTTTCCTGACGTATAATTTTAGATATATGGTTCTTGGGGGCGCATGCCCCCATTTTGACTATATCATATAATGAAGCTGAACGAAAACAACTTTCTTGTCTATGCTATGAACCACTATGATAATCCACAGTGTCATAGTTTACAAGAATTTGAAGAAGATTTAAAACGATTTCTTTATCTTAAAAAATTATTTTCTAGATACAAGAATAATAATGTATTAAGAGAAAGACTAATACTAAATCACATAATCGTTTTATATAATATCTTTGGCGATAGTACAACAAATATGTTATTCTATAAAATTGACGAAGACAGCTGGAATGCTCTGACAACATTTTTGATATATCTGGGGAGGATGCCAGATGAAGTTCCTGAGCACAACATCAAAACATCTGATATAAGTATAGATAATAGCATTGTTTCTACACTAAGGAAAATTTAATGTCAAGAGTGGTTGATAATTTAGTAGCTTACAGAATTTTATCTTTATTGGTAAAACCATTTAAAGATACCGAAGCATACAAGCTGGGTATCGTTGATGATAAAGGTAAAATTTTGAAGAAAGCATCACAATTAAAAACTGCGCAAGAAAAAGACGCATATAATTATCTTACAAGATTAGTTTTTAATCTAAAGAGGATTATTAATAAACTTCCTGGAGGTGAAAGTAAACTTAGGAACATTGTTGCTGCGTTCTGGCTGATTAAAGAGTCATACGAAACAGGTAATAGAAGTACCTCCCAAATGGCAGAAAAATTAAATGATGCCCTCAAACTTATGGAAAACGGTGTTGTTCTAGCAGAAGAAGAAATAACTGTTAGACAATATTTAAAAATATTTGAAGAAATTAGTGGGGGTGCTGCAGGTGCTCCAGCTTCAAATACAGCAGGGGCATCGGTAGACTACCCAACTATTAAACGTAAAGGTGGTAGAAAGTATGCTACGTTTAATGTAAGTAGTAAAGTTATAGATAGATTTAAAAAAGGTAAGAAAAAATATAAGCAGTGGTCTGAATACCTAGACCTCGAGGACGAGGTAGAAAAAGGTATTTACAGTTTCGCTAGAAGAAACCCAAAAGCAGTTATTGTTTTACAAAATGGTGACCAAGTTAAAGCCATTCGTTTCAATCGTAACGGTGGTGGGTCATGGAACAAACTAAGTAATAGAAAGAAGAATGATATTGAAGTTTATGTAGGATGATAAATTTATGTTTGGTATTGGAAGTGCGATAAAATATATTGCTATATTGTTGATTGTGGTTGTTATTGGTGGTGGAGCATGGTATGGTTTGAGTTACATTACCAGCCTAAAAGCCAATCTGGCTACGTCAGAAGCAAACAATAAAAAGTTAGAAGATGGGATTAACTCCCAGAACGAACTTATTGAGCAGATGCAAGCTGATATAGAATCTGTTCAAAAGTTAAACAAGCAGTTAGAAGAAGAAAACAAACAGTTCAAAAAAGATGTTGATGTCTTGAACAAAAAGTTTTCAAGTGATATTGGGAAGAAAGCAATTGCTGATCCCGCTGACATAGAATTTAAAGTTAATCGTGGTACAATGAATGCACTTAGATGTTTTGAATTAGCAAGTGGTGCACCATTGACTGATGAAGAAAAAAGTGCTAAAACACCAGTAGAGGCTAACCGTGAATGTCCTTCGCTTATTGATCCTAATTATACCCCTGCTGCTAATTAGTGGCTGTATGTCTTTTCCTACGTTGTGGAAAACAACGGAAAGGGAAGAGGTAAAGGAGGTAGAAATAAAAACAAAACAGGTTGAGAGAACCAGATTGAATATTCCTCACCCTGCTCCAGTTGATTTAAGTAAAAGAGAAATCACTTGGAAAATTGTTACTGAAGATAATGTAGCAGATATCTTCGCCCAACTTAAAACGGATGGTGCAGATCCTGTATTTTTTGCATTGACTGATGATGGTTATAAAGAACTCTCGCTTACAATCGCAGAGATCAGAAATTATATTGCCTCACAAAGGTCTATTATAATAAAATATAAAGAATATTACGAACCAGAAATCAAAGATGGAACAAACGGACAACAAGGATCTACAAACTGAAGTTGCTATTCTCAAAAGAGATATAAATCAGTTTGGAGTTTTATTTACTAAGTTAGATGTTACTATCGAAAAGATAGGTGACGTTTCTAACAATATTAGTAAATTGCTTGCCGTGCACGAAGAAAGGTTGGATGTCCTAAACACCATGGATAAAGAACTAGAACAAAAAATAGTCAAGCATAGAGACGATATTACCATGGATGTTAAAGAGTTGCATTCTAGAATCACAACTAGTAATCGTGAGGTTATGGATGCAATACACTCAGTTGAGAAGTCTATTAAGGCTCATATTGACAGCGAACATAACAGACAAGATGCAGAAATTAAAAGAGTTGAGAAAAAAATTGATGCTCTAGAAAAATGGAGATGGTTTGTAATTGGTGGTGCTGTGGTAGTGGGTTGGTTAGTTTCCAACGTCAAGTTTACATCTTTATTCTAAATCAAACTTTCTTTTAAAGTCGTTATGTAGTATAATATATCTTCTATATGGAGATATTACATGCTTTACATTGATGCGAAATATGCAAACATTCTTAGCACTCGTCTAAGAAATTTCAAACAGAAAAAAGATTACCTTTGGAACTACAGTTGTCCTGTGTGTGGGGATAGTGCACGCAATAAACTTAAAGCCAGAGGATATATCTATCGCAAAAAATCAGACTTGTTTGTAAAATGTCATAATTGTAACTATGGTTCAAATATTGGCAACTTCATAAAGTATATAGATGAGAACCTATATAACGAGTACGTTCTTGAACGTTACAAAAGTGGAACATCAAAACACAATTCTCACAAAGAAATAGATAATTCGTTTTTTGAAACTGAAACGGTTAAAGTTCCTGATGCTACGCTATCATCGTTGCAAAGGATTGATCAACTGGATGAGAACCATCCTGCTCTAAAATATATTGTTGACCGCAAGATCCCAAAGGATAAGTGGAACTTACTTTACTTTGCTACTAAGTTTAAAGAATATACCAATAGCGTTAAACAACAATTTAGTAATTTAGAAGATGATCATCCTAGATTAATTATACCTTTCTTCGACGAAGATAATAATGTTTTTGCGTTTCAAGCCAGAGCATTCGGTAAAGAAACACCAAAATATTATACAATCAAACTTGACGAAAGTCGTGAAAAAGTATATGGTTTAGAAAGGGTAGAAAAAAACGAAACCATATATATTGTAGAGGGTCCAATAGATTCTTTGTTCCTTCCAAACTCAATAGCAGTAAGTGGTGCGTCTTTTGATACTCCACTTGTGAGAGACATACTTGGCAATTCAGTGATCGTTATGGATAATGAGCCAAGAAGTAAAGAAATAACAAAACAAATACAAAAGTACATTGATGCTGGGTACACCATATGTTTGTTCCCAGATACTATGCCTGAGAAAGATATTAATGAAATGATATTGGCTGGTTATAGTATGGAAGAAATAGTTAGCATCATTGATGGTAATGCCGTTTCAGGTGTAGAAGCGATGTTGAAATTTGCTCAATGGAGAAAGTGTTAATGAAAGTGAAATTGATTAGTTGTTCCAAACCTGAACGTCATATGTATGCTGAAGGTTTAATGAATGTTCAAGATTTAATTGCGTTTTGTGCTAGAGTAAGTAATCCCTCCAACCAATTTAATACTACAACGTCAGAAAAATTAATACGGTATTTAGTTAAACATAAACACTGGAGTCCACTTGAGATGGTCAGTGCTTGTTTAGAGGTTGAAACTACTAGGGATATTGCTCGTCAGTTATTGAGGCATAGATCATTTTCGTTTCAAGAGTTTAGTCAACGCTACGCTAATCCACTTGAGGATTTAGATTTTGTGATTCGTGAAGCTAGATTGCAAGATGAAACTAATAGGCAAAACTCTATTGACAGTGCTGATAGAAAAGTTAGAGGTGAGTGGGAGATGATTCAAAAAAGCACTATTCAAGTTGCTAAAAATGCATACAACTGGGCAATAGAACATGGTATTGCTAAAGAGCAGGCGAGGTGTGTGTTGCCTGAGGGTAATACTGTTTCAAAACTATATGTGAATGGAACACTTAGATCATGGGTTCACTATATAGAATTGCGCTCTTCAAACGGCACGCAGAAAGAGCATATGGAAATAGCTCGAGCATGTGCACAGGCGATAGTTGATGTATTTCCTATGGCTGAAGAATTTATAACAGAATAAAAATAGCGGAGTAATAAATGGAAGATATTGTGCATGGCATAAAGGTAACATATGATAGAGATTCGTTATTTGATGAGTTAGGATTAAAAAGAATGCAGGAATCTTATATGCGTGAAGATGAACAGTCACCGCAAGAAAGATTCGCTTTTGTTTCTAGAGCATTTGGCAGTAATGATGAGCATGCTCAAAGATTATATGAATATTCAAGTAAGCATTGGTTGTCTTATTCAACTCCAGTATTAAGTTTTGGTAGAAGTAAAAGAGGTTTACCAATTAGTTGTTTTCTCCCATACTTGGAAGATACAGCTGAGGGGTTAGTAGAAACATTATCAGAAGTAAACTGGTTATCTATGTTAGGAGGTG